CTTTTTCCCATTCTAGATCAAGAACAGTCGGCATGTAATGAGGTTGAGGATCATGACGTTTAACCATTATTGAAACGCGTAACCCTTTGTCATTGGCTGCTTTCATGATTGTGAACCTTTAGTTTAATAACCAACTAGGTATTGATATGACCAAGCGTGACAGGCTGGCGTACTTCCCCTTTGGGAATAGGAAGTTAGGTATTCCAGAAGTAGAGTTTAGGGCGCTTTATCGTGACTTCCTATTAACCACGGAATCGGGTGTTCCTCGCGAGGATTATGCCGAGGCGGTGGGGAGCGCCCTTTTGGTTTTGAAAAATCATTATCCCGACTTTCGCCTAGACGAACTCGTATCTCTTGCTGAAGAAAATTCAGATAGTCACGGCAATACATGAAATAGTTTTCTTGATCGTCTAAAAGTTTAACGTCAACATGGAGCCAATCGAACGTCAAAATCTTTTGTTCCTTCTCATTTGCTAATTCTTCCAAATTCGTAAAAAACAAACCCGCTTTAGAATGATCTGCCCAATGACAATGAGCGTACTGATTACGAATATTTTTACAGTGTTTCATGGACGTATAAACATTTTCGTATTCTGTTTTTAGCCCAAACGTTATCATTGGATGTCTTAGGATTGCATCTGCTGTCTCAAGGCGATGCCCTTCGCTTCTAAGTCGGAAAATGGTTTTTATTCCTAATCCCTCGTCTTTTATTCCTAGCTTCTCATTTAGTAAGACAGTGCCAACACAATATGCTAAAATAAACTCCAATTCGCCAAATCCGGCGAGTAGGCGTCCTATTGTCAACGCCTCCAATGGGTAGCGTTCAAAGCAGGGCATGATTGTCATGGTAGAACCCAAGAAACAAACCGATTGGTCACGCTTTGAGCGTGCCGTTGATATTGCGCTCAAGACGCCAGCCAAACACAAGCCAGCGATTCGCAAAAGCAAGAAAAAGACCACCCAAAAGAAGGCACGTTGACTCTCTGCGTCGCTTTCCCCTAGATTAATCGCGTGCTGGCATTCGTCAGCGCGGGGCTTAGAAACCCTTATCCTTTGGCGGCTTGTGTAACCGTCTTTGCACTCCTCGACTATGGTCGGGGAGGCGCATGTGTATGTTCAGGTTCTTGCGAAAGTGAGAATTAAAGATATGCGCGACCTTCCCAAAGGATAGGTTTTCTAACTCCCCGATCACCAGTCAGGGAGATAGATATGAACATGAAAAGCATAGCTGCATTCGCGTCACTTATTGTCTTAACGGGATGCGTCAACACCCAATATGCAAAATCAGTTGCTGTTACCAAGGATGCAAACGGCAAGGTTGTTCAGACAGTAGAGACTGAAGGCGTTGTTCAGCCTAACCAAAATGGCTGGCCTGTAAATTTTGAACACCTAAAGGGCGTACAGCCGGGCAATTAGCACTAGCCTTTAGACTTGCGCTTCACGAGTCCGCCGATAGGTCAAACGCTTGCCAACGATGCCATGTATGGACTTTTCCATGCGTTCGGCATCGTTGACGCCGCGCCCTTCACGCTCATTGTAGCGGTAATCAAACTCTGCAACATAACGTTTCAGATGTTGCTGCGAAACGTGATGAAAAGTGCCGACAATACCGCGCTTCAAAATTGAGAAATAATTCTCAACCGTGTTCGTATGCCAGAATTTATCCCTGACATATTCCCCTGCGCTGTGATTAACCGTGCCGTGCCCCGCAAAGTCACTTGTGACTGGTGGGTAAACCCTTGCATCGTCCGTCATCAAATAACTGCGTTTGTTAATGTGCTGTTCAAGAACGGGACGCAGCGTTTTTCCGCTGACTTCGGGGAGGTGCATAGAACGGACATTGCCATTACGTTCGACCAGTGAAACCACAGGGGCTTTGCCGACTGCTCCGCGCCCCGCGTTCAAACGCTTATTGGCATGTTTGTTCTTTTCCTTGCCGCCGACATAAGTCTCATCAATCTCAATAACCTTTCCGGTTCCACCCATAGGCGCAAGATCGGTATTGATAAGGGACTCGCGGATGCGATGACAAAGGAACCACGCCGTTTTCTTGCTGATGCCGAGCATGCGGCCAACTTGCAATGCGCTCATTCCCTTTTTGGAAGCCATCATGAGATGGGTTGCAGCCAGCCATTTGTTTAAGGGTATCTTGCTGCGCTCATAAAGCGTTCCAACCGTCACGGTGAACGGTTCGCGGCAGCTATTGCATTGATACAGTCCGGGGCGCGTGGTTTTGCCTTTCATAAGCGTTGCCTGACCGACTACGCCGCAATGAGGGCAGATTGCGCCATTAGGCCAAATCCGTGCTTCGAGCCACACACGGGCTTTGTCTGCATCGTGAAAGATCGGATTGCTAAAATCGGTGGACATGGCGAATCTCCAAGGTTTATAAGGAGATTCTACATCTTGTGCCGTACTATGTCAAGGTGATAATTGCCCAACTTTACGCTGGGTTCTTTGAACGAAGATCACACTGTCACGGGAGTATTCCATAAAACCACCTCCGCAGCGCGACGGCGGACAAGACCCATATCAACCGCGCCTCTGACTTTGTTCCACAACATAATATGTGCGGGAACTTGGTCGATAAAACCTTCATTCATGAGAGCGAGCGCACTTGAATTGCTGAAATTACCAATCCCGATGTTGTAAGCCAGCGATACCAAAGCCGCGAATTGGTTCTCATTGATGGGCGTTTTAATCATGCGGGTTAATGCCGCCGCGACGGTATCAATCGAATTGACCAGCCAAGCGTCCGCCGTGCTTTGAGTGATTGTCATATCGGGGGTGACAAATGGCCCCGTTTGACCATAACCGACCGTCCAAATTCCACCCTGATCCTGATAAGAACACAACTCGCATCCTTCAAATTCTTTGATGAGAGCAACACATGATGCGTTAGCTTGCATTACTTACGCCTCGTCGGGCTTTCAAGGATTTCGATGATGCGATGAAGGCTTTCGCTTTGCTCTGAAAGCTTTTCGTCCACAACGGCAAGGTGGGAGTCTATCTTGTTGCGCTCATCATCTTGTTTCTCGCGCCACATAATAAGGGACTGAATGCTTCCCTTGTCTTGTTGAACCTGCGAATCCAATTTCGCGCCATACCACACAAAACACGCGCATTGCAAACATATCGCGCCAATAATGCCGATGGACACTTTCTTATCCAAATGCCACGAGTTCTCATATGCCCGCCGTTCGTCACTCATCATACGCCCTCGCCTGCGCCCTCATCCGCGCATAATCAATCATTGCCCCAACCAGCGGTGAATCCGATGGCAAGGTTTCTAAATCAGCTTTCATGTTCTGCTGTTCGACAACTGACCACGCCTTAACGGAAATGCACGGATAAGCCACCCCATGATCGGCACATGACGCTAAAAACAGGCACAGGAACGCGATAGAGAGTTTTCCGTCCTGAAGTAGCCGCTCCATCGCCGTTTTGCTTGTGGGGGCGTCTGTGGCAGCCACAGCCTCCCTTTGCAGGGCTTCTGCCGTCGCCAGCGCGTCGTCGCCTTTAACTTCTGCCGCCCCAAGCTTCTCCTCCGTGCTTTCCCGGGATTTCAGGAAAACGCCGAACATATCCGCGAGGAGCGACAGAAGCCAAGTCATTAGACCGCCGGAGCAGAAGTTGCAGCCGCCGCAATTGCCGCAACCGTAGGCGCGTCACCTGCCGTCACTGTCGCATTTGCCACCTTGACCACTTGTAATGCCGCCTGAGTGGCCTGCAGGGCTTGTTGGGCGTCAATCGGCGCGTCCATGGTAGTCGTCGCGACAATTGCCGCCCCTACCGTAGCTGCAGCCGCGCCAAAGCCGCCAGAAAGCAAGAGCGGAGCCGAGGCAATAGCCGATTTAAGAGCCGCCTGACCGACCTGAGACGCCAAAGTTTCGATGAACTTTTTGACCGACGGCCAAACATCCGCATCGAATTTTGATGCAAGACCGTCAATAACGTCTACGGCATCGGTTTCCGCGCCAACAAAGAAGTCCTTGACGTGTTGGTAGAAAGTTTCAGAAGTCGCTATATTCGTCGTGTCAGTCATGATATTTTCCTTTGGTTAGAGTGGGTGTGGGATTGAAGTACCGAAGAACTTAATCGGTTAAGTTGAAACCATTGACTCGTTTGAACGCCCTAGCGACAATGCGCCGTTTCGGGCTTTCGATGACTTTCATATGCTTTGCTCCCTCGACTCGAAACAAAATCCAGATGTTTCTTTTATCGTCTTTTAGAAACGCGTATGTTCGATCTCCGCTCATAGATTGTGTTTGAGAAAGAACGGCAACCGCGTCATGTGACCGAGAATGCCAATCCGCGTCGCATAGCTTGTTTCACGGGGACTGCGATTATCATTCTTCGGAAAAATATCCGGTTGGATGAATACCCTTCCAAATATTTCTCGTCGTGCGAACTTTTCAAGTGTCACAATCCGAAGATCAAGTTTGGCGATTTTGTTCATGAGTTTTCCTTAAGGGCAAGTTGACTTGACATAAAAATCACCTTTGGAATCCACACAGGCATAGCCGCCGCCTGTGCCGGGCGACGACGAACCTAACCCTGATACAGAAAGAGGCGAGAGCGGCATCGTTGTGCCAATCCCGACTCGTTGCGCGTCGGTGATACGCATCGCCTCCGTCATCGTCCCCGCTGTGGTCGCCGTGGAAAACCTTATCCGACCAGGGACGACCGATGTTGTTACCGAACCATCGACATCCATCGCGATATCCGCCGCGGCAATACCGGGGACGGTTCCGTCTGCGCCCTGCGTGTGCAGCGTGAAAAGATTGTCGTTGGTCTGCACCGCCACGTTGCTACTAGGGTAGTTGCGCGATTTCAACGCCCATATCCCGTTGCCGTAAGCGTCATTCGACCCTTCCGTCAAAGCTTGTCCGCCATTGTTGTTTATGTATTGGATGGCATATCGCTGCAAGCTGCCATCGGTTAGCAAGCCTGTGTAGCTGTTACCATAAGAAACGGTGCCACCGGCGTTGATAACGTTGCCCTGGTAGGAGTAATATCCGCTGCCGGCGATGATGTTTATTGTATCAAGAGCGTAGGCGAAATCCCCACTCCAAAAAGGATAACTCCCCGCGTCGAATGTGGACAGGTTGATGGTGGTTCCGCCCCCGTCCGCGTAGAAGTATATCGCGCCGCCGGGCGTATCAAGCACGGTGCCGGCGATAAATGTGCTTAACGGCGTGTGGGTGCTGTCGCCGATTTTATAACCGACTTGACCTGCCCCCGGGGCACCCGCCACTTGACCGAGGAAAGCATCGCCGCCGCCCAAGATGAGAACCCCCGGAACCGCCGAAGTGTTGCCTTGCAAGGTGAAGCGCGTTCCAGCGTCGAACAGGCTGTTATTGGACGTGACCCGCGCCGACCCGTTCGAGCCATACTCGAACCAGCATCCGAGAAACGCCATGTTGTAGCCGCCGGAGTCGTCGTTTAAAGCCCACGCCATCCCAGGAACGCGCTGCCAGATATGCGAATTTGCCATATGGATGTTGCCGCGACCATTGATGATGTGCACGCCGTCATAGGTGTTCGCCGTGCTCCTCCCCGCATCGATAACGATGAGATCATCCCATTGCGTGTCGTGAGGACCTCCGAAATAAAGACCGTGCTGTCCTGTTGTGTCAATACGGATGTGGTTAACATACCCTTCCATGCCGTTCAGGGGGGTAGCTCCACTGCCCCAATCAGGGTACATCCCATAGACGGGGCAGTTGTCAAAACTATCGTTCTGCCATGCCGGAGTATAACCGTAATAGTCGAAGCAATCGCCAGAGGTGTTGTTGGCGCTGTTTCCGTCAATCGTCATGTTGTGGAGATAGAAAAACCCTGTGCCGAGAGTAGATCCGCCGACCAGCGTGGCGAAATTTTGGGTTTGGATAACGGTCGTATTTTTTCCGGCAGGCATTTTAAGCGTACAGCCGCCAAGAGGTCCGTTGCGGCAATCCATCGCGAAATGGTCGCCAGTTATAATCACGTTCCCGTAGACTGTACCCGGCGGCATAATCATCGGCAGACCTTGGCTTATGGCTTGAGCCTCGCACGATTGCAATGCCGTGGACTGGTCGGCGGAGCTGTTCTCGATCACGCCGCAATCCGCAACGGCATCGAGGACAGTCGAAAAACGCAGCGCGAAAGATGATGATGCAATCCCCGTCGAAGACTCTGTCGCCACAGATGAGGGGTTTTCGGCTCCGTATTGTCCGCTGTTGTTGTAAATAAGCTGACCATTACTGCCCGGTGGCGGAGTCTGCCCCGCAAACGCGGGGGCGCAAAGAAATAGAAGGATTAGGGCGAATGTCTTCATGCACGCGGATGTGGTGTTAGTTACAAACATAATATAGCGTCCCTTGTCACAATCTGAAGATCAAGTTTAGATATCTTGGTCATGATTAATCTCCCACCCATGCCGAACCATTGTAGAACACAGGGCAGGTCACTGCCCCGCTTCCAGCGAGTGCCGCTCCCGCAAGAGGACAGGCCGTAGTCTGGTCTGTCACGTATGCCCGCATCCCGACAACGCCAGACGGCAAAGATGAAACCAAATAACCTCTTGTTTTAACCGCGCCGTAGACGTCGAGGTTTGATTGAGGCGTTGCCGTGCCGATGCCAATCTTTGGCGAACCCGTCATGACGCCCGTCCCAAAAATGGCACTGCCGATATCCATAAAATTGTAGTATTGCGCCGTCGTCGGAACGTCGACATTTTCGCCGATGATGATGCACTGATCACAACCCGTTAGATTTGTACCCCCAATATATGCACCGAGAAAAACTGAATTTTGATTGTTGCCCGTTGTTCCGGTTCCATAGGCGACGTGTGACCCCAAAAATGTCGAGTTACTCGCGTTGGTAACGTAAAATCCGGCGGATACCCCAAGCATTGTGTTGTCATATACCGGACCGGGATTGAACCCTATGCCTGCGCCATCGCCGATACATATATTATTATTGCCGCTCGTCAAATAGGCGCACGTTTGGTCGCCAATGGCGAGATTGTAGCTTCCGGTTTGCATCAGGAACAGCGGACGATAGCCAGAAATGGCGATGTCATTGTTGCCTGTCGTCAGGTGGGATTCCGCTGCATAGCCAATGGCAACATCATTTGTTCCGCTTGTGATTGCCGACTGAGCACCTGACCCAATGGCGACGCGAGAAGACGACAAGTTTACTGTTAGAGCGTTTTGCCCATTGATGTCTATGCTCCCATAAACATCTAAAGCAGCAGCGGGACTCGCCGTCCCGATACCGACATTTTCGGTGGTGTAGAGGTTGGTGCCGGTGTCGGTGAGGGACGACGGGATCAGGTTGCCGGTGCCGTTGCCTTTGTAGATGATGTTCGCGGTCATGGTGGCGAGTCCGGTGCCCCCGTTCGCCACGACAAGCACGCCACCTAACGTGACAGTGCCTGTTGTTGCTGTGGCTGGAGTTAATCCTGTTGTCCCACCGCTAAAACTTGTCACAGCCCCTGATCCACTACTGACGAGTTCGGCTTGCGCTGGCAAGGCGAATAATATAATGGCTAATACTGCGACAAGTATCTTCATAGAATTTCACCTGTGAAGAATGCCGTTGAACTCGATGTTTGCGTGAAACATCCTGTGCTGCTAAACACAACGGATATACCTGTGCTCATCCGCAAAGGGAATGGCGTAAAGGCAATGCCAAGCGTTCCCGGACTGCCAGCCAAGTAATAGCATGCCACCGGAGTGACAGAACCGTCAGATGGAGCCGTTGCAGAGTTATAAATCAAAACGTAGCCCGCCGAACTACTCGTAACGGAAAGTCCAAACAGAGTCCCAGATGACGCTTTAAAAACGTGGCTAGATTCCGTTGTGGCTGAGTTAACGGGTACATTTGAGGATCTAAAGCATGCGGTAATGCCGCCGGGACATCCCGTAATTGTCGGATAGCTTGGCTCGACCTGCTGCGCTGTTTGTGCGTGAGAAACACCGCACAAAGCAAAAAAGGACAAGAGAATGAGAACTTTTTTCATTAGTTTGCTCCATTTGGATTTCATATCGATAACCATCCCAGAGAAGAATCGTAAAGTTGTATGCAGCCGTTATTGGTATAAACTTGGTTCACGCCCTTAATCGATCCCGTAGCTGGTTGCGGCGTAATCGGGTATTGGTAGGCGGTTCCGGCAAAATCGAATATCCATATGCTTTCACGCGAACCCGTGCTGGTAGGGATAGGAAGAAACTTATTAGCCCCAGTTGAACTGTTAAAGATGTTGATAGAGCCAAGTGCCGCCAAATTTCCTGTTGTTCCACTTGAAACAACCTGCTCGGACGCAATACCACCGCCACCACCAAGTTCCGCAATGGCTCCCGTTGTGGTCTGAAATGTTCTCCCAGACGGCATACCATCGAAGAAAACCCCTCTCACCTCCAATGTTTCATTGCCAACCAACATCAACTGCTCCTTATGGCATAGAGAGACAGTTTGCCGGTTGCTCCCGTGCATAAACGGGAATAGAGGAATGTTTTTTTCAACCTCAAGCCCTCCTTATGCCGTAAAGGGAAAATGATCCCGAAGAAATGTTGCCGCCATTGGTCAATATCTTGATGTCATTATACGGGCCGGAAACAGGCTGCACACCTCCGCCCGTATACGAAAGAACCGATCCGGATTGAGAATATGACTGACCTTGAAATACGATTTGAGTTTGATTTGTCGAGCTTAAATTCATAAGAATTATTTTCCCCGACGTTCCGGGGGTACTGGCGTTGTTTACGCCATCAGGTGCAAAGTTAAACCCTACATCACTGGCATTACGCGCTACACCTGATCCTCCTACGGATGTTATCCCCCACACAGACCAGACATAATTGGCCGTAATGTAGGTACCAGATGCGCCTATCTGGATTAGTAAATAGGCTCCAGCGCTCACCGGAACAACCGCAGAATACCGCAATTCATAGTGATCATATCCTGAAGGGATTCCGGCAAAAGACACTGTGGCAGAATTGCTCGCAGTGACTGTTGGGAATAAAAGAACGTCACTTGCGCCAGAGGCTCCTCGATCCACATAGCCCTGAGTGGCAATTTGGACACCGCCTGTCCCAGCCGTTCCTGTGGGGGCATGGGGTGTGCCGGTAAAAACTGGACTCGACAATGGCGCGAACGATGCCGCCACAAAGGCAGTAGAAGCGGCACTGTTATCCGCATCCCCAGGAGATGCCGTCGGAACTGATATGGATCCGCTCGTAAAACTATTGCTTCCAGAATAGGTATTGTTGCCCGTAAAGGAATTATTTCCAGAAAGGGCAATGCCTCCTAAATTATTTAATGCTTGCCCAGAAGTTGTTGCCCCCGTACCACCATTGGCAACCGACAAAGGAAGCGGGGCATTTGGAATCGTTGATGGTATAATTAAAACCCAATCATCGTTTCCTAAATCGGTCGCCCAGACGGATGACGTATTAGCGTTCACACATAAATAATAACTTCCAGTATTTGCTCCGTTGATGCCGTCTTGAACTATGTCAGCATAATTATAAACTGCGCTAGTTTGCCATACTCCGCGATAAGAACCGCTTCTCGCAGCTATTTGTTGAATCTCCATGCACAAAATATCAAGGGCTTGTTCAGTAACAATTGGATACTGATTGCCTTGATTGGATATTTCTGCTGCTTGCGTAAGAGGGAGAACGCGTGAAATGGTCAGCGATGTTCCATTGGCAATCGGCGATCCTGACAAAGGATATGTAACGGTTCCACCTTGCCCCCAAATTTGCCCCGTAGCTGGGGAATTGAGAGAAACGCTATAGGCGGTGGACGGAAGGGAGATGGTAGTACCAGAAGCGGCGGTATAAACCACATTGATGTCAGATACGGCAACGCCAATGAATGGAAACGCAAAAACGGTTTGCGAGCCGTTTCCGCCGACGACGATAGTGCTGCTGGTGGTCGAAACGGTCACTTGCGTTCCATCTATTGGGATACAGCGTCATCACGACGCGATTTATCGGGCAGATATTATCACTTAATCGTAGAATTGGATAGGGAATATTTAGTGCATTCCTCCACCTAGTTTACCATTCCCCAACACTCCGCTTGATGCATTTCCTTTGGCAAGATAAACGCCGGGAACACCATAGGGAACTCCAGCCCCCGGAACATACCCGATCATTGCATTCCCGGTTTCTTTTCTCAGGCGCTGGTTCGTTCTTTCCCACCATCCCGGACTCGCAGCTTCCAAAAGATGGTAGGCAAGCAAGTAATCATATGCCCCTTTAACATAGAAAAGATTGGCAAATGGGACATGATTAACCGCTATGTGGGCTAGATCAGGCCATAGTTTATTTTTCTCTCCCTCTACATCGCCAACGGCTTTTCCGTATAGAGAGGCGATATCGTTCACATCCCCTACAACGGGGCCAGCAAGTGCAACAATTCCTTGTGTTCCCATGCGCTGTATTTGACCGAATAGCTCATCCCCAAGGATGCCAAGCGCCCCGCTGTTTGCCGTTGCTTCCAAAATAGTTTTGATACTTAGGGGATCAGGAGCGGGACGCCCAGCTAACTTTGCGTTCATAACCATTCTGGCATAACCGGCAGGTACGCCAATGGCAACGAGCATTCCCATATTATAGACGACTTCTTTTTTAGAAAGACTTTGGTAAATATTACGTTCGAGGATTTGGTTATAAGCTGCCAGAGGCCATGCCTTGAATTGCAATAAAAACTTAATTCCTTCGCTCGTTAACGTTCCCTTCTTAAGATTGCCATACATCAAGGCCTGTTCTTTGATGCCGGGAGTAACAACGCCTTCACGGGCGGCATCCGAATAATAGGAAAGGATTTTGTCTGAAAGGTTTCCAGCGTCAGGATGTCCGGCTAAACCTTCTTTAATCGAAGTCGGTGTTAGGTATTTGTTGCCATTAAAATCCCGAAGATTTGGCTCTGTCTTTTGGATTAAACTCCATTTATCAGCATTAATGCCATAGCGGGATAATTGCTTTTGAACATGAGGTTCTAAATCCTCAAATTTAGTCGCGATGTTTGATGCAAGATTTTGGGAAAGCATACTCTTAATGCCAGCTTTCCATCGGTCAAAAAGAAAGTGAATGCCAGTAGCATCCATATGCTTTGTGGCGAATGAACTGATTTTTCCGGGCAAGGTACTCTCTCCGAAAACATTGGCTTGCTGTCGGAACATGCCGTCGCCGTAGGCTCCGTTCTCTGCGGCGATCTTGGCATACTCACCTTCTGGCTTACCTTCAAATATGCTCTTTGCCATAGTGCCAAAAGCACTTAGTCTATTGATGCCGTTATGTGCCGCCATATTAGGAATTGAATAAACGCCTGAAAAGAAATGCGTCCACATCACACCGCCCAAGTGCATGGTGCTTTCCAAAGCGCGAATTACAGGCCCAGCCTTGGCGACAAAACCCATGTTGGCAGGAATGTTTGCCGTTCCGTCAAGTGCGGCCATTTCGTTTCTGATGTTTGTCGATTTATCTCTAAAATCCCTGACCTCGTCTCCTTGGCTTTTATACGTTTTCTCAACGCGACGCATAATCATGTTAAGATTAGCCATTGGATTAGTTCCGAACTTCTCCATCAACGCGCCAGCTTTCGCCATGCGATCAAAAATAGAAGAGACGGTTGAGGCCAGATTTGGGTTTTTGCCGTACTTTTGAGAATAGGAATAGGCGGATTCGCCGTCCTTCCAGACTATTGCGCGATGTGCTGAAACCTTATTAGAGACGTTTAGGGTATTCTCAAAATCCTTGCCGACAAAACCACTTTCTGTTGAGCCGATTTTTTCATGTACTCCCGTATAAAGGCTATCATACATATCGCGCATGACGCGCATCTGCATATTTTGGGCTGTTTCCCCTTTATTAGGGACATCACCAATGAATGTTTTTGGCGAAATCCATTGCTTTACATCGTTAAACCAAGCGTTAAAGGCTTCATCCAAAGTCTTTCCTGAACCAGCAGCAGCGCGTAATTTTTCCGAATCGTGACTGGTTGCAATTGCGTAATCACGAGCGTCTTTAATCCTTCCTCCCACCGCATTTACATCATCACGGGCAGCGTCAGTGAAATGGATAATTATCTTTGCGAGTGTTGAAATGGGCGAGTTCGCGACCTTCTCACCGTTCTGCAATTTATACATTGCGCCATAAACATCTTTATCCATCAATCCGGAATTAAAAGCCTTGGTCAGATTATTTTTGCGCAATTCTTCGTTAAATAAAGTGCTGTATTGCTCGCGTTTTGCCACCCATTTGCTTTGAACGCTGTCAGCGGCATCTTTGATGTTTTTGTATGTTCCGCGCAATAAGCCATGAAGCGTTTCTGCCGCGTTCTTTATGCCTCCATTAGTAGCGACTTTGTTCATTACTTTGTCGCGCTTCATAGCCGCGTCAAGGGCATCCATTTTCTTCTCGCGGGCTTCCTGCGCATCGCGCATAGCCTTAAGATATTCCCCGCGTTCAAGGCTGCATGTTGCCATCAGATACCGTTCTCATTCAGGCATTGCCCAAGTTCTTTCATTTTTTCAGCATATGCCTTATCAGCATCGGCAGCTTCTTTATAGGATTGTTGCAAATCTCCACGTTCTTCTGTTGTCATGCCTGATGTATCAAGAGATTTCTCTGCACTGGCAATACGCAAATCAAGTTCGTCCCCACCGCCGATAACACTTTTAAACAATCCTTCGTCGGCTGGTTTCTGCTCAACCTTCGGTTTAATTTTATCTCCACGCGATTCCATGGCTTGCTTGGCGGATTTCTCCATGCCACCTAGAACACCTTGCTTTCCGCCTCCGATGACGTTTTTGGCTGGTTCGAAAGTTGCGCCTGCGCCTGCTCGTCCACCGTCGTCTCCTGCGCCTTCGGTTCGGCGTCCAGCATCGCCTGTGTCGATTGGTTGAGTGCCTTCGCCGCGTCCCTCGTTTCCGGTTTGAGGTTCGGGTCGTTCATTGCCTGCGCCGACTTCTGGCTCATGTCCAGTATGTGCGCTTTCAGATGAGGCTTCATTGGCATTGGATTCCTCCATATCAGGGTAATAGTCGTGTTCGGAATGCTCCCCATCAAGTTCTTCAACGAAGTTCTTCTCAAGGGCGGCTTCTTTTGTTCTGCGCTCAAGTTCATCACGAATTTCTTCTGGTTCCAATCCAGTCGTATCAATGCCCATTTCTCCAGCATGACGCTCTAAATCATCCTCATAATCTAACGCATTTCCTTTTTTTCCAATATGTTCTTTTTCCAAGGCATCAAAAAGATCATCATGGGTTAATGTCTCTGGATTTTTGGTATCGTATTCCTTGTCGGTAATCCAGTCTCTAGCGTGTTCCAGTGCCTCATCATACGACATACCTTTTTTCTGGTATAGACGACCACGGTTAGTCATTATGCCACGCATATCCCTGTTCTTGAGATAGCCGCTTTCATCCCTCATGCCACCAGCTTGGGCGATGCTTTGGAGAATATTTTTAGGTTCACCCATTTTTTTATTTTTAGCGGCCTCACTACGATTAATGCGTTCTTGCATTTTCTTATTAGCAGCAGCATCTTCAGGCGTTATCTCGGCTCCGGTGCGCTTAAACGTAGTTGGTATATCTACATTTCCGGTCTTTCCTTCAGCGTTCGCTTTAACAGCGCTTAAAACATCTTCGCTGCCCTTGCGAATTTCGCCGTCCGACAAGCCAACAGTATTTTTGAGATAATCAATATACTTGTCATGCGACTTGCTCTTACCGCTCGACTTCTCGCGAACAATGTAAAGGGCTTTATCGACATCACTTGCAAATTGTGGTGATTTTGCGCCCTTGAGTGCTTTCGGCAGTTCCGGGAAGGATTCTGGCTTTGGAGCAGGTATTGCTGACTTTGGAGCCTCAGATGGAATAGACTCGGCCAATGTAACCGATTTCCATAATGGATTGGCGTTTGGTTTTCCCGCTTCAATATCCGACGAAGAACGGGGTTTCACAGCATCTTCCGGATTAAGACGCCCTGCCTTGATCCTCGCTATTTCCCTCACAACATCGTCGTTGACCCCGGATAATCCTGCATTTGATAATTCCTGTTTTACGGTATCAGTGTAGCGGTTGATCTCATTATCAGGAAGGCGCGAAGGTTTTGGCTCTACTTTTAATCCGTTGGGGATAATATTCTGTTTTGCCGCCGCAATCTCTTCAGGCGTCATATTAGGAGAATAGCCATTCTGGTTTTGACGCGTCCTATCGTCTGCAATCTGCGACAAGTCAGGGGACTGTCCGCCACGGCCTACAACAGATTCAGGGTCAACAGGGCGACCATTGACAATATCCGCAATAGTTGAATTTATGGCCGCTTCTTTAACGGGGGCAGGGGAACGCACTATATCTGCAGCTTGCGCCTGAAAATCAGTCTTTAATGTCTGTGCCCTCATTAATTCATCTGGCTTTAGAACGCCAGCTTTATGCAAGGCACCAAAACCGCCGTGTATCAATGCGCCGCCAACTGCGCCAAACGCCAAATCATTTAATGCTGCATGTAAATCATAGTCTCCACCCTGATATTGGCTGATGCCGAGTTGCGCAGCAGCGAGAGGAACCATTGAGGTTGTACCGCCAGCCGCACCAGAAACAACCCTCGCTGCTGTTCTCGCTGTTACAGATGAGGCATCAACGCCCAAAGCGTCAAGACCAGCCAGAACTTTTCCGCCACCCAGAATAGCGCCGCCGTAAGACATGGCGGCTAAACTGGCTGGATCAGCTAAGGTAGCGGCTGCGCCAGCCAAAAATGTCGCAGGCAATCCACTCGCATTACTGTAACGCGCAGTCATATTATCGTTTACTAATTCCCTTTGCTTATCCTTGATAAGCATATTGGCGACATTCTCATACATAGGCTCATCGGTAATCTTTGTCGGTTTTCCATCATTTCCTATAGGAGCCGATGCATTAATTTGTTGGGCTGAAATTTTTTGTGTGTTTGGCAAATCAAGCCCAAAAGCATCCGATAAAACATCGGTGCCATGAACAACATTTTCGGCCAAAAATGAACCGGCCTTGCGGGTGAAATTATTGGTTATATCCGCGCCAATCATTCCGGTAAAAGACGGGGCTTCCTGCTGAAATTCAGATGCCGCGCCTTGAAGCGGATTCTGTGGAATAGGGCTATCTTCTATAAAATCTTGAAAAGCCATTACTGGCCTCCAAGCATATCAAGGATAGATTGTCCTTTTCCGGTCACCACAGACGGGGTTGCCGGACTTGTAGCTGATGGCGAGCGAACCATTTCAAGAATGGATTTGCCCTTCTCATTATGAGTAGGAATCGGCGCATCGTCAAATCCAAGGGAGATTTGCTTGCCGTCATTTCCCATAACTGAACGACCAAAATGATCGTATAAATAAACTCTATTTTCTGACCCTCGGGTTACCCATGAAGGAGACGATTTGACATCGTTAATATACTGCTGCCTGTTCGCGTAGGTATCAGGAACAAACTGAGCGGGAGATATCCTTGTTTCTATATTATCAAGCGTGACTTGTGCATTGTTAGAAATGGTGTCGAGTTTATCAATCGGAACCCTTGCGCCGCCATCTGGCAAATAGGCATACTTTGAAGTCATCGCCTTAATAGCTGTGGCAGCAGGATTGCCGTCTGACGGATCATAAAAATGTATCGCCATTGCCAGTTTTTGCACACTGCCGACTGTTCCGGAAACTTGTCCGGGGGAAGCCCCGCTTCGGGCAAGAGACTGTGTCAATTTTATAACGTCAGGGTTTTCGGATACAGCTGTATTCAATTCTTTCAAAGGCGCCGCGCCGCCCATAAGAACTTCATCGCTCTTTCCTTTTGTTTCATCAGAACCGAGATACCTAGCGAACATTGTTCCATATTTGTCTGTAGTCGGATCGGCACCAAGTTGTTGCACAATCTGATAGGCTGGCGGAAGCCCTCCTTGTTGAACAAGAGATTTATAAACCGCAGGCCAATTGTTTCCATAATCATTCGCCATTTTCGATAGTTGAGTAGGCGCGGATTCGGGATCGGCGATGAGATTATTTGTTATTGAGGCAGCATAAGCCTTGGGTAGTACCGAACGATTGGCTTCCGGCACTTGTAAAGCTTCCTGTCGAGCAGCCACAGCGCTAACATAGTCGCTCATCTTCTGCGGGTTCTTCGTGTCCTGCGCAGCGTCCTGATACATGGCGTTTAATTTGCTGTCATTTCCGGTTATAACTCCCGCAGGATCATCATTGAGTTTCTTATAATAATCCTGAGCGGCAGCTTGCATTTTGCTATGCAAATCGGACTGTTCACCGAAATTACCATTCATCCGACCAGTCACATCGGAAACATAAGACGAAACGCTTTTGCCGTTTTTATCTGTGGTATTGTTTATCCAAGGTGTCGCGCTACCAATTGGCGCAACATTTCCCGCTCCTGAAAAATACCCAACAGCCACTCTCGCTGGATCGCCATTAAATTTTGTGGACAAATCGTCAATAATCCGGCGACCGACGGCTTCGTTGTCCTTTGGATTATTTATATCTTCTCCGGGCTTAGCGTATTGGGCAAAGGTTCCCGGCGTAATTTGCCATCCGCCAACCGAAACGCCATTCGCGGGAGCATTTGTCCTTCCTCCAGATTCCTGTTGATGGATAGAGTCGGCGATAGACATGCTCGTCGGAGCGAGTTTGTCTAACTCTGCTTGATTTTGCTGTGGAGTGCGAGTTGGCATGCCCCCCACAAATCCGGCGACTTGGTGCAGTTGAGTAACCTGATTCAGTATGTCCTGAACTTTGTCAGGGTCTTTCGGAAATGCTTTGTGCAAAGTTTCTGGATCATAGACACCTACAGGCGCTTTTCCCGCATAGGCGAGCGCAGCATCATTATCCAATGTTTTGCCAACATCATAACGAGCATTCGCGGAACCGAATGATTGCTGAACATTATCAAGATGGTTTAAGTGAGCGGCAATATCATCTTGACTATAACCAGCGCGTTGCATCGAGCTTGTTACGGTTTCTTTATTATAAGCGTCACCAGAGCTTGCAAGGCTGCTAGCATCCCAAAGTGTGCTTTGGGCTTGACGCTTAAATTCACCCTGCATTTCAGATGCAATACTCGCCCTGTGTGCCGCATCGAGGTATGGGACTGTGCTCCCGTCAGGTTTTGTGATGACGCCATTTTGCGCTTGTTGCCATAAGCTTTGCGCCGCATTTGGGTTGCTTTGCAGATTGGCTTTTATAGCCGCTCCAAAAGCTTCTCCATAATTATGAGAAACCATTTGATCGGCAACATTGGGATCAGAAACACCCATATGATGCGCCAGATCAAGGGCGCTATTCTGAATACCCTGCAAATACGTTGCGCCAGTTGGGTTTGTCGCATTCATGGCGAACTGATTTATATTGGTGGCTATAGAAGCATTGATCGACGTTGTCTGCGCGACCTCAGCCTGCTCCCCGACATGGGAACCAGCCCTGAATATAGCTCCACTCACAAGTCCGGCAGAATCTTTTTGATATAGTTCATTGGCATTAACAGAAAGACCGCTGCTGTTATTCTTAACAATATTGTTTATTTCATCCTGAAATGGTTTAAGGCCAGCAACTGCGTCGTTACCTTTGAGTTGCCTAAATCTCATTTCAGCGTCAGACATGTCCTGCGCGGTTTTTGTCGTTGCGTCTCGCGCTGTGGATTCGGAATATATGTTGGCGAATTTATCTGCGAGTTTATTTGTTTGTGCGGCAACGTCCCCAAGAGCTAGGCCAATCCCCGCGCCAAAGGCGTTCGGGCTAGCCTGTGGAACATCCCCATAAGTTGCGCCAGAACCGCCAGATGAAGGCTCAACCGTAGGGTTGCTATTGTAAGGCACATTAGCCATTAGCCGTTCCCCGACATGCCGCCAGCACCAACAGCATTGCTATCCGAAATATTGACCGAATTACTCGTGTCAATGCCGCTAGAATTACCTATGACCTTCGCATAATTCAGCGAAGCATTCCCAACCCCGCTTAGTAAACCAGCTCCTGCGCTGAAATCTCCCGCCGTCTGGTCATTCTCTCCGCTCGCCGTATCCGCGCCCGACTGATTTTCAAAGTTCGTTGATTGTGTCTGATAGCCATAAGCCGTCCTTGCGGCATTAGAACGAATTGTTTGCGCATCCAATGCCCCCAATTCGCCTTGAGACGTTCTTACCGCCGTTGCCGTCGGGCTGTTGATGTCAACGCCCGATGATCCCTGCGCGGCTTCTATCGCTCCAACCTGCGAACGTGTTTTCTGTTCTTGTATCGCGGCCTGTTGTTCGCCAGATTCAGAGGCGAAGTTGGCATTCTGCGTGGCTATCTTTGCGTTGCCTGCGGCGACTTGCGCTTGATAATCGGCAGAGGCTTTTTGGGCTGATGCGTTTTGCAACGCGCCCATTACGCTAACGCCAGTTCCAGCGGCGGAAAGCGCTAGCCCTGTTGCCGCGATTGCTGTCGTTGCGGTTATACTGCCTGCCATTCTATTCCCCCGTCATAACGACATGATTAACGGCATCAATGCGGCGCGATGACAGCATGGCGAACTCGTCCGTAAACTCCTCTTCCGCTTCACTCACGCTTTTGACACCTGTCTTAAAAATCATCGTCAAATAAGTGTCCGTTCTTGCGATAAAAGCCTGTTTACGTCCTGCGCTAGCAGCAAAAACATGATATCCGCTGAGTTCAACAACTTCTTCCCCCAGATAAACCGTAAAATCACCGCTCGCGATAAGAACGGTCGCCACCTTGATTAAAGCTCCCACAAGGCGAACTCCCGCAGGGATCATGATGGTTCGCGCATAAACTCCAGCGTGGAAAATATGGGTGGTGGGGATATCCCTTTGTGGCTTTTGCAGTTCATGAGCCTGCAATTGCATGACGTTATCAATCGCCATTTCGCTCATGGCGGGGATGCGATCATTGGCGACGACAATATTATGCATCGCACAACCTTTTAAAAAAGGTTCGGTTCGATTCCTTGTAACCCTTGCTGGATTCAAGGCACTTCGCCAGAGTTCCCCCACATGGGGCACTAATAAAGATCGCAGGAGAACCCTTCCTCTGGGCGTACATTTCCGCCTCGCGACGCAAAAAAGTTCCCGCGCCGGTTTTTCTATACTCCTTCAAAACAAAAAAGCTTTCCGTCAGGGCAATGCATATTCCATAATGCGGGTTTTCCGATATCAGCACATTGACAAACCCAATCACTTTATCATCGTCATAAGCGGCAATAGGCTGCAAAATGCCAGCTAACTCAAGCTTGCGGTATGTTTCGATCTGAGCCGAAGGGCGAGGAAGTCCTTCAAGGACTAATTCATCGGCATATTTCTCAAGCAATGCAGTAAAATCTTTGTCTGCAACCAGATCATCAACCTTGGATAGTTTAACTGAAACTGTCACGCGGCCTCCATTTCAAGCCGCACAAGTAATGCGCCGCCTTTGCCATGTGGTACAAACTCACGTTCCTTAAATCCGATAATTCGCATCATCTTGAGTGACTTTGTGTAAGCAGCGTCGCAATAGGTTTGCAACATCTTGTATGACTTTAACATTTCCTTCAGTTCACGTCTATAAAACGTGGCGAATACAAGCGGATATTCGTCAACAACATTCGATGTCATAAGCCAAGGATTGCCCGTAAAGCCAAGCAACGAACCGTTGATGCCCCATATCGCAACAATCCTATCGCCGATGAACCCTGAGCGGCACATTTGAGAACTTTTATAACTACGCCAGATGCTTTTGAAAGGCGTCATATTCCATTTCTCTATCTCGCGCAGATCGTCGTCGCGCAAGTCTAAAACCAGCATCCGAATATGTTCAACCGTCGTTGGGATAATGGTTATTTCTTTGGTCATCCGACACCAGCAGACTGCCGTTCAAATATCTTCTTAAAAACATCAAAAAGATAATCCTGACCATAATTACATAGTGCGCGGTTGATTGACCATAAAATTAAACGACAATTTTCGATAGTGTATCCCCCCTTGGGATCAATCCGATCAACAGACGGAGAATTAGGAGTTTTTTTGCCAACCATGTCAAATGGGATGCCAGAAAGTTCGCATGCTCCTATTTGGAATCTAAGTCGGAACCATTCATGCGTAAGATTAAATGCTATATTTTTATTTTTTGCTGACATTTTTGTTGATGTTATCATTACGTTCTCTCTTTTATTGAGCCTAAGGTTCCGTCTCGATAAGACAACTCTTTCTGGATTTTTCTTCACCCATTCCCGTGTCTTAAGGCACATTAATTCCCTATTTTTTTTGTAGTACTCTTTTGTATATTTCTTAACTTTTTCAGTATTATTAGCATAATATCTCTTGTATCTTTCGCGGTATGCTTCTCTATTATTTGTCCAATCAGTAAGTTTGTATTGCTTAACTTTATCGGGATTACGTTTTTTCCATTCCCTTGATGTTTGTAAGTGACGTTCACGATTGTACTTTTCCCAGTTCCTTTTATTCGCCTTCTTCTTTTCTCTGCGAACATCATCGGGATCTTTCATGCAATCTCTGCTGCAATAAACAGACTTTTGTTCTGGGCGTATTTGGCAAGCAGGTTTTGAAAAAATTTTCTTGCACCTGCAACACTCAAGATTAACTTTAATTCCAGCATACTTTTTAGGCATGACCTCTCCGTACGTTGTTTGAACGTAAGAAGTATCAGACATTTGTTTAGAATACAACATCTCTATCCTACCCCGAAGAATCACCAGAATTGTAGTAAATTACAACTGCATTGAGGTTCATCGGCAATGGATAAGACTGCTGCACGGCGACTTGTCCGTTGGTGTACCAACCGCCGGCCACTGGTAGATAGAAATCTCCAGTCTCAAGAGGAATCGGTTGCCCTGCAAATATCGTTGAGTTGCGCATTTTGAGTTCGGTCATATTTGACCATGCCGGACTCCCGCCGCCTGGAGTGGTGGACTGGTCGGGCTGGTTGGTTCCCACGCTAATCCCGCGAGTGTTTTCAACACGAACAGCAACCGCGTTAATGCTCTTGCGCTTTGTTTGAGGGGTCGATTGTCCCGGAGGATCAAGATATGTATTTTGAACCTGCGGTAAGAATGGAAGTCCTATCGTTATTGACGATGCTGGCTGCGGCAACGTAATGCCGACAGTCCCATTGCTAAATGCAACAACAGTCTGATTATCAACCACCCCGCCATCGGCCAAAATAGCCACTTCCATCCCAATTAAGTGGTTTAATCCCGTTACAACCTGTGTCGGAGTCGTGATTGTCCAATTTCCTGCTGTTTGCGGAATGGGGGTGTTATTCGGATCATTCGGCACTGTGGCCGTAATTGGCTGATTATCTCTTACAACGGCGGTTAAATCTGTAGTGGACACATAGGCGGTTACATCCATGATGCCACCGCCAACTCTTACCACGTCACCAACGTTCGCGCTTGTGAACACAGCGCTGCTTGCGGTTAGCGTAATTGTCCCCGTCGTTCCTGAAGGCGTTAGCGTGGCATTTGGTGCAGGCTGGGGATAAGATAGACCTGCATCGACACAGAAACTGTCTTCAACGGTTTCCCATAGACGATTGTCAAACCTTTCCGAATAATAATACCACCCACCATTGATAAAACGCTTCACGATCCAGTAAACGGCATTTACGGGCGGTTCCGTTACTGAGGAAACGCCTACAAAAATACCGTTGGTATCATGCCGCGCCCATCCCTGAACTTCCTGTTCTTTGATGAAAGTAAGAGATAGAGCTGTTCCGTCATTGCGAACTGCCCATATTAAATAATATGGGTTTTGGGCATATGCCCATTGTGTAATCTGGTAATTTTCAAACAGATGGGATGAAAGAACGGTCACGTCCGCGCTTGTGCAGCGTTGAGTGAAGTAATTATATGATAGATCCCTGACAACGCTACCAAGGGATTGCACATACATAATTTCACTGTTGAGCGGTATAGGAGGAACGGTCGATGAAATGCCGTTGTACTCTTGCGGAGTCGCTTGCTGGCTCGTCGGCGTGAACGGCGTTCCAACGCCGCCACCGCCACTCAACAACCATGTTCCGCCACCCGTAAAGACAACCGCCGCGCTCAGCATTGGCTGAATAAACTGAATGCCGTTGATCTGTTGCGCCCAAGGGTTGCCGATAATCGCATCGCCATCCGTTATCGGAATGGAAGAATCCATATTCAGGTATTTGCCCGGCTGACTCATAAAATAATCGTCAGGAGCATTCAGTGTATTGGCCTGAACCGCGCGTTGAAAAAGGTACGAAGGCACCGCAGGATAAGTTCCTGTCTGAGCGCCGAAAGTCAGGGTTGCCGTGGCTCCAGAACCAGAGCCGGAGTCTGTTATGGTAATTGTATCTGTATTCGCGAAATTTTTACCATTATTGTCGATCAAAAAGCCGACAAACACGCCATTAAGAACAATCGGCGCACCAGAAAACTCGGTGCCAGTCGAAGTGTTGATGGTATAACCAATCGTAGCCTGCGTATAACTTCCACCGCCTGCAGTCGGCATGACGCCGATAATTTGACCGCGAGCGAACGGGTCTTGATGTTTAGGTGGAACTTGGGTGAAGTCAGCCGTGATATTGGTGTCTACAAAGCTTGTCCCAAAAGCTTCTCCGACATAACCGTAGTTGATGCCGATAGGAACGGGGACATTAAACGATGGTGTGGCTTTATAGACGTTGTAATATATCGCCCCCGTGACCGCATTCCATGTGGTAGTATTTGATCCGGCATTAACGGATATATCGTTATTTAAAAGGGAATTGGCGTTTGACGGAACGCTTTCGTTGCCGTTAGAATCGACAGCCGTAACAACATAACTGTAATAAGTACTGGGTATCGTGGACGAAGCGACATACCCAGTGCAGCCCGTCGGGGCTGCAATAGGCGACTCATAGGTTATCGCCGTGAGCGTATAGCTGGCTGCCCCTGTTCTCACCAGATTATAAGAAGGATATTCTACAGGGGACAGACCCGTTAAAGTGTTCGGGTTAACGCAATCAAGCGTCATCGTGTCGGCGGACTGGACAAATTTTAAATACGGGAGATCAACCGCCGCATAGGGCGTCACCAGCGTATAAATCCGCGCAAATGTTCCTCCAGAAGTGTAGGTTCCCCAATTTATGGTATTGACGACATTCCCGAACAAATCCGTCAGAGTGAACGTGTTGGTTGTCGCATTTTGGACAATCCATGTCAGGCCGTTCAATGCCGGTATGCCGCCTATCTTTTGCCCAAAAACCCAATCATTATTACTAAAACCATGAGATGTGATGGTGATGACGGCTGGATTAGCTGTGGTTATGGCGGAAACGTTTTTCGCAGCTTCCAGTACATACGCGCCGTTTGATTTGACGCGCATATAATTATCGCCAAACTCAAGCTCGAAACCCTGCTGGTTGTTAAACTGAAACGTAATGTCTTTCGGCGGTGCTGCTGACCCTGGTTGTTTGCACATGCCAACATAGGCAAGCCCAGCGCGGGAATAAGCCCCACCGCGATAACCGACAAAGGCATTCCTAAAAGTCGTAGCGCCGATATGATCTTTGGCAAGATCGGTACGCCCAAAGACAGAAGGAGAAAGTTCACCGGCAATGAAAGAATTTTGTATGACCTGAAAACTCATGCAGGCCACGCCATATTTTCATATGAACATCCGTAACCATAACCAGTTCCATCAAGCCACTGACCGCATCCACGCGCTGTGATCCAACTAGCCTCCCTGTTCTGAGACACGACTCCTTCATTACCGTCAGCAGTACGGGCTTGGGCAATGATCGCATCGGCGATTTGAATCTGCTTATTCAGCAATCCCATATTCAAATTTAGAGGCGGTATCAGAAACGCAGCCAAAGACGCGACGTAAGCGGCCTGAAACTGGGAGTCCCAGAAATCAGGATTTGGATTGTTTTGCGTATAAACTATCTGCGCCAATGAAAGATTGGTCAGAATAATTTTTGTCAAACTTCCGGAAACAATATCCGCGCCAACGACAAACGGTATTTCTTGCCGTGGCCTTAAGGTTGGTGCAAGGGAGCTTGGCGTCGGAAATATAGGAACGGAGCCGACTTGAGGCAAAAACGTCGGCTGCAAATAACGCACAAACAGGCAATCCGTTGGCAATAAATACTCATACAGCCACGGTTGTGGAGGAATTGGCAAAATGGTGCCGGTCTGATTTTCAGGCGTTCCTTGAGCGGCCTTAAGCAGTGTAAGGGGGGCTTGAAAGCGAAGACAGTTCCAATGAGCAGCCCTACCAAGCTGTTCAAACGTCGGCTGAAATAGGAGATTGCAATATATGGCGGATTGCGAGCTTTCAGTAAAGCTTGTGATCTGCTCACGAGCACCGGCTTGTCCAAGTGCGCGATTTGAAATATCTATCTGATTTGGCATTCTAACGCCTATCTGGCGCAAACACGCCTAAATCTTATTCTTCGCCGTCATCTTCTGTCTCAGAACTCTCGTCCTCGGCGCAAACGTGGGTCAGGCACCAATCGACACGATCAATCTCGTCCGAACCGGGCTTCATGTGAACGCCGGTAACCTTGGCAAAGGAATGAATGTGCAGATAATCACCCACATGCACATCGCTATCCAGATCAAGCTTATCGAGGGATTCTTTATTGAACGACCCGCAAAGACCATAATCATAATCAGGCAAATCGGATACAGAAGGTGAAACCAAACCCATAGGATCTGGTTCTTTTTCCGTTTTCATATCTGTCATTGATGGAAAAGAACGCATTTTATGACCATGTGCCAGTTGCCAAGCTTTGGAATGTAACTGCGGGTGTTCCAATTGCAGTCACCAATACCTGAAACTCACGCCAGCCAGTTGAAGGAATGGTTTTCGTTGTACCATTAACAGTTACACCACTTCCAGCAGTCAGAACAGAAGTTGTTGAGGCAGTCTGGTTGACAATACGCAAGCGATAGCTTGTGCCAACAGTCGGGCAATGCAATGCACCAACAATTGCAGCAGCCGTAGGAGTGTTAAACGTGGTAATAGCAGTAGAACCAGTAATATCAAGATCAACACTTGCAACGCCGCCAGTAATCTGAGCAGCGGTAAGCGTAACACTCGTAGCTGATGCAACAGTGTTATAAGCGGCAGTTGCATTTGAAGCAGCCTGTACCGCCCAAACACCGTTTGCAGCAGAATTAAACACGGCCACACATCCAGGAAGAATCGTTGTCCCTACAGTAGATGCTTGACCATTAATTGTGTCACTGGTTGCGTTTTGTGGTGGGTAAACCAACAAGGCATTAGCACCAAGGTTGATGACCGTAACTTCAAGGCCAGCCGATTGGGTAGTTGTGCTAACAACTGTTCCTGGTAAATTTACGCCGGTTCCAGTAGTAACCGTAGAAACTACTGCAAGTTGGTTGACCAATTGAGTAGCAGTTGCCTGTGAAGTACCAGCAGCCGAAACACCAGTTTGGTAATTTTGTGTTATAAGAGACCCAGAGTACCCTTCACCAATACCATTAGAAGTCCATGTGCCGTTTTGTGTGCCAGCAATATAAGACTGGGTGCAAACGTAAAGAGTGGTTGAACCTTGCATCTGCGTAACGCCTGTACCAGTAGCGATACCATCAATTGTATCACCGTTAGTTCCGCCGTTATAACAACCATAAACCTGCAATGGATTTGCTCCATTGTTAGCTATAAGAATAGTTAAACCCTTAACCGCAACAGGCAAAGCAGCGCCAGTCCCAGAAGCAACGGTACTAAATTGATTAATTTCAGTCGCAAGTGCTAAAGCAGTGCTTTGACCTGCAGAACCACCAGTTAGAGCAACGCTTGCACTTTCAGTAAAAAGGCCAGTAATGGTAAGGTTATTGAATGTAGGGCTGACACCTGTTTCAGCTAAAGCAGCAATCTGACCAGTCGTCAGATAGAAGTCCTGCCCACTGGGCTGACCATTAGAACTGACGCCAAAAGCGCGTAGAGTCTCGTTTCCGCTCAACGGAGATGCAAAATTGGTGGGTACGATTGATGTCATGCTCTAAACTCCTGAAACGAATTATTTCTTCTCTTCGCCTTTGCCCATCTCTTTTTCGTGGCGCTTATGCATAGCCGCGTGTTCGTCCGCATGCCTCGAATGCATTTCTTTTTTGTCGCCGCCTTTATGCATCATGTGTTCGCGTTGATGCTTCATGTGCATTTCAGCTCTGTCCATCGAATGACGGGCTTCCATATTTGCGCCTTCGCTTTCAGCGCCGCCTTCAGTTACGGCTTCTTTGTCCTCGGCTTTGTCGGCCTTCTTCACTTTGACCTTGCCGTCTTCGGCATCACGTTCCATTTTTGGCGAATTGCCAAACATTTTGTCTGCCATTTTTCCCATGATCTATTCCTTTGCTCCGTACAACAGTGCGGCTCCGCTTTTCTTCTTCGCGGCAGGGTGAAAGTGTTTCAGAGTTTTGGCTAACTGTGCCTCTTTCCTGATTGTTCCGTTTTTAGAGTGCATTGCCTCGTTTAATTTTTCTTCTGGTATCTTCTCTCCTTGCGGGATTCCAAGGTGAGAGTGTAACTTTCCCTTGCCTTCTTTACCGATTGCTGATTGAATCCATTTCTTCTTCTTTTTGGGATCAGACATGACATACCCCTACAAATACAAAAAAGAAATCAGCAACCTTATTCCTGTCTGCCAAAACTGTCATTGCATTAGACATATCGAACTTTCCGGAAACCATAGATTGCCTAGCGCCCGCACTCGAAAAATGCTTGCCGACTAGATAATCTATTGGCTTCTTCTCAGCCATTTATCATGCTCGTCTGATCTTGTTTCTTACTGCGGACGCTCTTGATTTCAGGTGTGCTGATTTGTTCCTGCTCAATAACGCGAGCCTTCGACTTGACAACCTTGTTGGACATGACCGGAGCCTGAACACGCTCGGCATTGAACCGACCGCTATCGGCAATCTGCGCCAGATAAGACCTCATGTTGATTTCATGGGTCTGTACGCCCATGCGCATGCCGTATTCTTTGTTTTCTTTAGCTTCCTCAACGCCACGAGCAAGCTTCTTCATCCAATCTTCGACCGCCATCAAAGCGAGTTCGTTCATAGGCAAAAGATTGTAATTAGGCTCATCAGGGTACGCGATCAGCGTTGGTCGTCCTTGTGCGTCATACTCCTCATGCAACGTTTCACCATCGAAAAAGCCATTACCAACAACACGGTAAATCGGCTCATCATCGGGGATGCTAAGTTTGGAAACCTTCTGGGGAGGAAACGTATAAAGCGATGCCATTGTCTATTCCTTAGTAGGCAGAATTGAAGTTCTTCACGGAATCCAGCACCGACTTGATGCTTGGCGGGTTCATCAAGAACTCAGCGTTAACCGACATAGTTGCCGTATTAGTTAGATCAAAGTATGCGCGATAGAAGCGCGGCAGACCGGCAAACTCAGGCGGGATAGGCGGCAGAGGAAGATAAAGCGTATATCCCAAAGTCAAAGTCGCCAAACCAGCCTTGGCTCCGCTTGTGGTCAGGCGCGTGTAGGTGCCGGGAGAATACGAGCCGTTGTCAGGAGCCGCTTCAATTCCGAAAGCAAAAGTACCAGTACCCGTGCCAGCCGTCGAAATCGTGAACAAAACACCGGGATGAGCAATGTTTTGACCAAGGCCGAGATCAGTACCAAGGTTGGTAGCCAAACCAGCGTTGCCGATCATATTGGGAGCGTTCCCTGCACCGGCTCCGGTTACGTCAAAGACGTTCGTAGAAGCGCCAGAGGCAGAGACTGCTTGAGCAACGGATAGGTTTGCGCCAGAAGAATTTTCGGTATATGCCATTTGTCTTGCTCCTTAAGTTTTAAGAGACTGTCGCTTCTGCGTCGGTCAGTTGATCGTTCAAGCGGATAGGAATGCCACGCCAGTTGAGAACGGGTGCGCCGTCATATTCGGTTGGCGACATCAAAACGTTCTTGTTGCGGATTGCCTGAATTTCCATCGCCGTTTTGACGGTACGATCCGATGTCCATGTGAATTTATGGCCAATGTTTCCATTGGGGTCGTCAGTCTTCGTGATGCCGGAAGCGCGTGGCGTGGTATGAGGCAGCAAATTGATAGCCGCGCTCATCAGAGCGAACAAATCAGGAGGCGTGGTCGAAAGTAAACCGCCAGCCGTGGTCGTCGTATCGATATTGCAGATACGGGCGTTGAACTGCCAGTTATCGACGCAAACACCAAGCTTCCAAGTGAACACATCCGTATAACCTTCGTAACGAAGACCGTTAACATCATACAGAGGAACGATGTCGCCCTTATCTTCATGTTGAAGACCAGCCGCAGAACCTTTCGGAAACAGGACGGCGGTGCCGCCTTCATCGCTCCAGCCATTGAGCCACAACGATGCATTTGAACTACCTGCGCCACCGGCACTGATAACGTTCTTAGCCGTTGCAGCAACCGTGGTAGAGAGGGCGTTGTAATACAGCGTCAAACCAGTTGTGGATTGAGGCACCGTGTTTTCATTGGCATAGAATACCGAATTGGCAAACTTCTGCGCCATGCCTTGCATGTGCGGCTTGGCTTGCTGCAAACGGAACTGGGCGACTTCGCCGTTGAGTTCGGCTTCGTCTTTATCGACCATCCCGTAATCACGCAGAATGCCAATCGAAAACTTCTGTTTGCCAAAGATGGGCTTGGTCGCCGCGATACCTTGGTTATTGGCCTTCCAAGAAGGTTGCGGCAATCCGACAACAACCGAGGTTTCGTGACCCATTGGCAAATTGCCGGGCTTGGCAATCGCATCAGCAACAACGTCGTTGCACTGAGCCATCAAGTTGACGATATAGCCAATGGTGCCGTCAGGGGAACTCATAGCCGCCCAATCCATGAGATTAGGAACCTGATTGTTGAATAATGGCATTGTCTACCTTCCTTTAAGGTTATTACGATTTAGGGCTGTTTCCGTACATAGATTGGGCAATGCCCTGCTTCTGTACGGGCACGGATTGAGATAAAACCGGCGAACCTTCTTTTGCTGCTGTCTTGGTGATATTGGATAAGAAACGGAGCAGAGCAGGGTGATTTTCAACGCCCGTTTCCTGCAAAAGCTTGGCTGTTTCGAGTTGCTGCGCTTTGGTGCCGCCGTAAAGGCTAATAGCTTGGGAGGCCGCACTAACGGTTCCTTCCCAATTATCTCCACCAATCGAAGGGTCTTTTTTAGCGTTCTCGAGCCATTCCTTGTTGCGGTTGTTAAACCAGTCCCAAGAAGCCTTATTCTGGCTCTCGACAACCGCCTTAACATCCTCAAGGTGCATGTCGATCATTTCCTGACCAAACTTCTGCACAGCAGCTTGTTCGGTCTTGGAAAGATTCTGGAACTCGCCAAGTTTCGATTGGAATGATTTGAAAACGGGATTATCGACTTGTGCGCCTTCAGGCAGCTTGAACTCGTAAACCGGCAACGGCGCTGGCTCGGCGTCAACCTTTGGGGCTTCGGCAACAGCGTCAGCAGGCTTGGTTTCTGGCTCTGGATTGAGGAGGGGTTTCGCAGCTTCAACCGCAGGCTCGACGGGCGCAACAGGAGCAACTTCAGGATTTGGCGCGGTTTCTACAACTGGGGTAGTAACTTCGACGGGAGCTACTTCAACGACGGGCGCTACAGGAGCGGTAACTTCCGGTGCTACAACTGGTGCTTCGTCAGCCATAAGGTCTTTCCGTCAAGGGATGCGGCTCTTCACAGAGCGGCTATTTGACGGATACTATAACTTGATTTTTTATGAGATATAACTACCGCTAAAGGCGGGTTACAAAATTATATTTGCTCTGATCGCTATTGCGACAGCATTGACGGTATTTTTTGCTTCTAGTTTGATGCGAACGTTATCAAGGTGGAAATTTACGGTGTCATAAGAAACATTTAGCAACTGCGCAATAATGGGATGTGTATTTCCATCCGCGACGAATCCCAAAATCTCAACCTCTCTCGGCGTTAAACTCATTTGCGCTCCCGCTCGACAGCCTCACAACGCATCAACCAGAACATTTCCGGCGCGGCAGTCATAACCTCGTCAAGCACGCGCAAGCCAACCGCACGTTCGCCTTCAAAACGTCCGTTACGCTCTGCCGTATCCCGCATAGGATTGTCAGAAAAAACATGGCAGTTTGTTCCAAGCAGGTCAAACATCCATGCTCGTCCATTCTCTTCCGACATGATGGCTTCAACCACGCGAAGCTTTTTCTCTTTGAGGCGTTTCGCGTGCTTCTCCGCCGTTTCGATAGCCTCCGGATCATTGGCATCGAACGGGATGGCTTGTTCGTCATAGGCGATTTCATTGTCGATTGCGTCAGCCATGATTATTACCCATAATTTCCCTGAAATTACGTTGAACCCACCACACAAAAGAAAAATCGCGATTGAAGCCAATACTTACTTGGGCATACACATCAAATATGCTGGCCGGCCACATACCAAGAATGTTTTTGACCGCCATATCTATAGCATCATTTCTAGACATTATCCCCTCATCATCGATGCTGCTTTCTGCGCCATCTCCATCTCCGTCACCAAGGACTGAACCTGAAATTCATTCAGGGCAGGGGACTTGTACATCACCTTGGCTTTTTGCCGCATGAGAAGAAACTGCTTGGCGACCTCTTTCCATGCGGGAAGATTAGTCATTACGCCCAACTCGCGAGAACATGACGCGGCGCGGGCTAGGCTTTCCCAAACTCGTTCAAAAGATTCTGAACTTTGCATCATACAAGTATCACTTTCTTCTCGCGCTCGCCCTTGTGAATGCTTTTCGGGAATGTCGCAATACACAACGCCTTAACTGCAGCCAGACCATCGCGCATTAGCAAGAACCTTGGATCGCGGCGGTGGAAGCAAAGTTGCTCGCAACCGCCGGTCGCCTGATTGATGGCTTCGAGCAGTTCGATTGCGACGATGACTTGCGTGCGCTCGGCTTTTGGGTCAACCGCGACTTTCATGCTGCCTCTTTTGCTGATCGTGACAAGCACTGCCAATATATCTACGACCAGATTTAATGTTAGCGATTTGGTAGATACCTGATTTCATGACACCAATGTATCACCCGTTTAACATCTGGTCGAGCGCAGATTTTCCATTAGTTACACTTGTGTTGGAAAGTACCTGTGCCGCTTGTGCGCCAGTCTGGGCGGTCTGTGCGCCTTGAGCCAAAGCCTGCTGCTGCTGTTGGTCTTGCTGTTGTTTGGCTCGTGCAGCGCGTACCTTAGCTACATGGTCGGCGTCATAAATAATCGTCGCGGGAACGCCAGACATTGCTGCACGCTCATCGACATAAGCATCATAATTGAACTTGTCGCCTGCGGCAGGAAAGACGGAGATAAGATTGCCAAAAATTGCCGACATGGAATCCAAGGCTCCGATTGAGCTAGCCTTTTGTGCTAAAGCCAAACTGCTGATGAAATCGAAACCGAGCGGAAGACCTTGTAGCGATTTTGGCATAGGATCGATTAGCTTCTTCCTTTGCATGATGCTGAAAATCCTTTTCAACTTAGGCCGTAAGTTCTCACTGATGATGTTCTCAACGACAGGGCCGAGTACTTGCATCGCTTCCGCGCGACGCGCTTGTATCTCCGTTGCGGTACGTTGATCGCCTTGAAGGGTAGAAATCGCCATGAAAATGTCTTTGAAGAACCCTTTTTCAATGCGTTGGGAAATCTTCTCGATATTCTGCGCCAAGGCAGCAACGTCAGGGTTCACGTTGTAAATCGACCGCATGCCGTTGTGAGCATCCAGCCCCGGCATGAACGTCACATGCCCCGGCAAACCGCTGGCAGGCTGATTTTTTAGCTTTTCATCGGCAATTAGAGGTGGACGAACCATTTTCTCTATGGCTTCGGCCATGCGCCGCGTCATCACTTGCAATTGCTTCACATCCGGCAGAACATCCATGCCTTGTGATCGTCCATAAGCGTCATTTCCCTGAGTTGACCAGCGCGATGCCGAAAATGGCTTGTCCCAGAACCCACGAATGGACAGAGGCTGCTTGCTGGCATTTCCATAAGCCCAATAAACCTCGCGCCACGGGAATCCACCGGGCAATTTCCAGTCTTTATTGGCACCGACGGCATAATTCGGTTCAACAGCATGGGCGATAATGCTTTCGGTCTGTAATCCCGCGCCCTTACCTTTCCACAACAAAGCAGTTTCTTCGGTGACGTTATCAATTCCAAAGAAATCCACTTGCTGCTCGACGGTCATCAAGATCAGGCGATACAGACCGATAACCCGATTTGACGCATCCACATCAAGGTAATACTCGCCAACGCAAGGAACATGCACACGGATAACATTTTCTTCATCTTCATAAATAATCGCCGGAGAAGTTCCGTAGGAAGCGATATCCTCGCATTCCTGTACGAATTGGTTATAGAAATTGCTGATATTCAGAACGCCATAAATGCGATTTTCGGTATTCTCAATCCATTGCCTTGCCTCATCATCGAGGGTCACGCCTTGCATCAATGGGATGACCTTGAACCAAGGCCGCTGTGGCCCCGCGAGGTTAGACGCCATACCGCCTGCGCAATAACGCAATACCAAGGTCGCGGTTGGATCGACAATCTGATTGTTAATAGGGACGCCGCGCATCATGGAATTGGGCGTGGGAATGCCGCCAGAACCCTGCGTCAGGAGCAAGGATCGGCGCGGAGCGATGTACCGAGCAATGTCGTTGTAATTTGTGCTCCACCACGTTTGACGCCATGCGTAGAGCGAGTTGAGCTTGCCGGATAGATGTCCGAACATCGATACCCAGACATCTTCTGGAATAAGCTGTTCTTTCGCGCCTTGTAACGGCGATTGCTGGCTCAGCAGCAAAGGGCTGGATTTTTGGTAGAATGAAACGTCGTCGGCGAGAGCCATTTTATCTCCGGCGTCATCACGACGCTGGTTAATTGTTTATTTACAGCGTCAACTGAAAACCCAAGAAGCCGATATCAAACGAAAATGTCCGCCAAGTCTTATCCCAATGAGGTTTTGAGAACACCCATTGAAACGGCTGCAAACGCAAATGGCATCCGATTGTCTTCGCGCTTTTCACGGTAGATCCAAGAACGCGGATCAATTTACGCCTCCCAAAGTCGCCTTTCCCGTACTCACACTTGATGGATTAACGCCTTCTGCACTCGTACCGATGTCCTGAGAATCGATGCCCATGGCATTTTGTCGGCTTGCGGACGTTGCTGCGACAGACGAAGACGCAAGCGTTGCAGGCTGCGCTGCGGGGGGAACCGCAGGAGGTGGCGTATAACTTGGAGTACTACCAAAACCCATTTAGCCCATCCTTATGATTAGACGCGCATCTTACACGGTCTAAGTTCATAAATCAATTTACAAATGACCATAGGTTAGACGTTCGGCGGGTGACATGTTGTTGAACTGATCCTGTTGTTGCTGAATCTGTTGCTGCTGGCGTTCGTTCTCTTCGCGCTGTTCGCGCATTTGTTCTTGCTGGCGATCTTGGCTTGCCCGCACTTCATCCTGCATGTTCTGCTGCTGAGTCCATGAGGACGATGCCGCTAACGATCCATAGGGATCATCAAAACCCTGCGCAAAAGCGGGGGTTGCGATAAGAAGAATAGTTCCTATTATTAATGCGTTTTTCATTTTATCCTCCGTTAATGTGTTTATCTGAAAGCGGGTCGTAGTCGAAGGTGAATTTAGGTTTATTGCCAGCAATTTTATCCTTCCAAGCAGGCGGCATGCGTGAGACCTCAATGCCTGAAACAACGTAATACCTCAACGCGTCCATAAGATGATCGTTTTCTTTGACGATCTTGCCATTTTCATCACGACGATAAAGTTTATATTCTTTTAACAAGTTCACGCAATTGGAAAATACCTTGATGCGACCACTCGATAACCTTTGATAAACATCATAAATGCCAGATTCAACGCCATTTTTGGCATTCGTGATGTGAAGCCCTAATTGTTCATACAAATTAAAAAGTTGCTCGCCATCTTTTTGGGCGCGTCCGTGCGAGGCAGGATCAATTACCCCAAATAACCATTCACCACGAGCTTTAATCGCATCCGCATGAACTGATGGTTCCGCTTGCCCCCTGTAATGCTCGTCATGGAAATAAATCGTATCCGCATCGGCATCATAAGCAGCAAATATAGCCGCAGTCCTGTTCCAACCTACATCGAGCGCATACCCTCTCCGCCAATGAAGCGGCAACTCAAAAGGGGCAATAACAAACTCACTCTCAGGCACCGGATAAATAGCGCCGGAACCCAAAGCAGGAATACCTTTGGTTCTAGCGTCCCTCTGATGAGGTGGATAAGCTGAAAGCATTTCCTTCTTGTCGGAATCTGACAAATGGGGGACATCATCCCATGTCGCCGTACATAACGAAACTTTTCCGTCCCTAACCTGCTCTTCAAGAAACAGGATGGTTTCCGACATGCCTTTCAACGGGGTGAATGTCATATAGACAACCCCGCCGGTAGTCATAGTGCGCGTCAAAGCTTCGGTATAAACAGCAAGCGGGGCTTCCTCATCAAGCCATATAACATCACGAGCCGTAGCCTGAAAAGCCTCGCGCCCCTGATCGAATGACTGAAACTGCAAAACAGACAACCCGCCACTGACGTGCCTTATCTGGCACGTGTCTGTGGCATCAGGAATACCAGTCTTTGGTCTTCTTTCGTGAATATCATCGAAAGGAATAGTGCCAGTACCAATTGCCGACGGCGAACCAAGCAATTCTAACTGAATTGAATCCCGAACCAATCGACCAGACTCTCCGGCTACCAGTGCATTGACGGGACGCTTAAATCTCTTGCCTCTCCACCAATGCGGATATTTTCCAGTAAGATGAAGCGTAGTTTCATAAGCACCAGCTACAGACTTGCCTACACGGTTCGCCGCGCGGAACTCACGGACACGAAAATCGGCACCATCCGCAAAAAACTGTAAATGCTTTGCGTATAACTCTCGGCGAAACTGCCCTATATCTGGGAAAAACGTGAAAAGCCTATTACGTTTACGCTTCTCAAGTTCAGCCTCAATGTCAGCCACCGTTATTTTTGGCAATAGCATTGTTTTTTAATTGTTCGAGCTGATCCGTAGTCAGAATAGCTAATATGTCATCGCTCACGCTGCCTTTGGTGTACAAAGGAGCATCTTTGTCGCCCTTGAGCGTGGTGCTGTCACCAAACTTCTTCGGGGCCAGCTTGGAAGCCCTCCACTGCCTTGCCCATATCCTAAGCTTAACAACCTGCCAATCCTCCGCAGTCGCCTGATCGGCCATAGTTACACAAGCGTCAGCCTCATAGTCCTGCTGCGCTCGCCTAGCTTCTGCTATACGGGCAGCAAAATCAGGGTCTCGCGCCATGTCCCTATAAATCGTAGGCTCAGACGGAAATCCATCGGTTCCAGCTAATTTGTAAATGGCTCCTCCACCAGATATTTCTTCACATAAACGATCAACTAACTCGTCATTCCATTCAAACTTTGCCGTCATTTTACATCCTTTACGCGCATGATATTTCTTTCAGTTCCCCTGACAATATATCAATCGCTTTGTTGTGTCGATTAAGCAAAGCTTGCCTGAGGCAAACCAATCTAGATATTTCTTTATTTTTTTCATCCATGTCGGCATTAAGTCCATTAATAATCTCGTCTCGACTACTGTTTTGACGCACTAGATAACGTATAACTCCGACAGCATCGTCCATGAGACCAATATCCCTCGGAGACGACAGAACAGACGAGTAGTCCACCAGCCTATTAACAACGCCATCAGGTGATTGGGATTGGTTCATATTTTCACATTTTTCGTCACGTGTTATAATATTGATGTAGATGCCCATTTTTGTCGCCCAAAGCCGGAGATCAGCCTTCAACAAAAATATCTGCTGTTATTGGTTATTACCAGCCATCCATATTATTTATGTTTCACAGTTTCCGGCGAAACGTTTAGTTAATTTCTCTATCAGGTATTGACTCTTCCCGCGCCATTTGCAAATGACTCCGCCTCATTAACCGAGGAGCCATACTTGACGACATCATAGCAAACTTTGGCGAATCTGTCACTTCCAAAAAGGAACCTGTGTGGCAATCCCGGCAAAGTGGAACGCAGTTTAGTACTTTGCTAGTCATTTCAACCTGAGCTTTCCTATGCGGCACCGGCACTTTGCGGCATTGATGAGTTGTTGCCAATTCCATCGCGCGATAATTTGGAGTTCTTGTTTCGTCATGCCGCCAACCCAAGCTCTTGAAGTATTGATTTAGGACACTGGCACTTCGGCGAAGTGGGTGGCTCTCCCCAAAAGTCAAACCAAGTCCCGGCCTTTGACCAATCGTTGATCCTAGATTTCCAGAGTTTATCTTCTCCGTCCAACTGGATAGGGGATTTCATTTTCGCAGATCTCAGGCTGTCCTCGAAAAACTTTAGGGTGCGCGGAGGTTCTTTGCCGCGAGCGAACATTTTCGACATTTCTTCGCGAAAATGCTGGCGACAAAAATCGACCGTATAGCCAGATTTTATCCATTCATCGGCTGTGTATTTATCGCTAGGGGCAGGGGCTATTCGGGTTTGGCTTTGTCCCCAGATTTCCATTCGAGCGGCATCGAATGCTTGGATTATCAAGATGCTTTGCGGAGAGGCGTCCGCTGCTTTAGTTTTCGGAAAGGCTTCCGCGCTTAGCTGCTTTGTATTTTTAAGTAAGGTATTATTATTGTTGTCGGTTGCTATGTCGCCATCTATGTCGCGGACGATTTTTCTAAACTGATATTTATCATAATTACAGATACTTATGAGATTCTGTGGTGTGTCGCGACCTATGTCGGTTGCTATGTCGGCAAAAATGACAATCATCTGCTCGTTTTTCAGGTCATTTAGAAACCTTCTAACCTTAGAAACGTGCCATTTCCATTTCTTGGACATGTACGACAGAGAATACGAAAGCTGCCCGCGATCCAGCTTATATTTCTTGTCATGTATATCAACTTCTGCGGCGGCAAAAAGTGCATGCTCAATCATCCATACCCATGCCTCACGACGCGAATACGGCTCGTCGGTATAAAGCTTTTTGTGTTCCATCCATCCCCGTTCCATGAAATAATAGCTCATAGGCTGTCCTCAAATACTTGGCGGACGGCATCAAATGACAATAGAACATTACGTGCATCTCCCTGCCGATTCTTGGCGATATTGATTTCTGCCTTTCCCATGCAGTTAAGAAGGCGTTGCGCCCATTTGCTGCGCTCAGATTCGTCCGTAGGCTCTTTATTTTTCAGATAATATTCTTCACGGTAAATCAACATCACCGCATCAGCGTCCTGTTCGACGCTTCCGGAGTCCCGCAAATCACTCAGGGAAGGTCTTTTATCATCGCGCCCCTCTACCCCACGGTTTAGTTGATGAAGCAGCAGGACGGGGCATTTAAGTGATTTGGCGAGGGCTTTAAAAACCATGGTCATCTCTGACACTTGGTTGACCCTGTTAACCCGTGAATCTCTGGGGGCAACAATTCCGAGGTGGTCGATGATAATCAAAGCGGGTGGGGATTTCTTGGCATTCTGTTCTGCCATGAAAATAATCTTTTCGGCAGTGAGGCCACCCTTGTCGATTATGAGTAAGGGGGCGCGTGCCAATTTTTGTCTTGCCTCGACCAGCGCATGAAAATTTAAATCTTTGGGGCCATTTTTTTGTGCCCATATTGTCGTTCCGGCATAACGGGCGTTAACCCTGTGTGCCAGTTGTTGCCCTGACATTTCAAGACTAAAGAATAATACCGGCTTGTTATCCATAGCCGCATTCATGGCAATCGTCAGAGCAGCCGCAGTTTTCCCCATACCTGGGCGACCAGCGAGAACATACAATCCACCATCGTCCATTCCCGACAGTGCGTGATCTATTCCGGATAAACCTGTTTTAAGGCCTGAAAAACCGGTTCCGCGTTTATAGGCTTCCTCTGTTTTCTCGAATGCTTTGTCGAGCGTCGTTTGAAGGGTTACAGTTTCGGCATCGTCCTCTCCAGCAATCTCTCGCCACAACAACGACATCTCCTGCGCCTTTTCGACTTCGGGCAATGTGCTATTGGCAAGATTTCGGATGCGCCGCTTATTGTAAGCTTCGACGATGGCTTTTGCATAGTCGCGGGCATTTAAAAGGACAACACTTGCAGCCATAGAAAATATGTAATCCCTTACACTTTCGCCACGAAATAACTTTGGATTTAATAACGGCTCAATTGTCCGCAAATCATGCCGTTTGCCATTTTTTGTCTCGGTCAAAAGTACGTCGAAGATATGGGCATGTTCGGGGTATAGAAATGCTTCCGGAGTCAAAATGTCTACGACGCCGGAAATACGTCGGCTGTCGCCCAAAAGGACGCCGATGAGAGATTGTTCGGCGTCACAAATAGTGTCGTTGGTTTCGTCTGACACTTTTTCAATGGATCCCATGACGCGCGCTTTCCTCAATGATGAGTCTTTTAAGGATAAAAGACAAAATCATCCGAACTTTGCGATGAAATTGGGTTGCTACCTTGCGTTGCTCCATAACGTCAATCTCGTCCATCATCGCTACGATATACTCGTGGGCAGACATATCATCCGTGTTCTGCAGGGCAGGTGATTTTGGAAACCGAATGACGTTGCTCATGCCATCTCCCGCCTAACCGCCTGCACCCGCGTAGCCCGTAACCCTTTGATGCCGAATTTGCTCCACAACTCGCACCAACCGTGCAACTCT